GTAACTGTACCGCTGCCTTTGTGGACAATACCCTCTGTGGCAGTGTCAATTACAACGCTACCAGACTTAATGTTGATGTCCTTATTCTCATCGATAAGCAGTGCAGTAGCTCCGCCCGTTCTAATGATAACATCCCCGTCAGTACCAGTACCGTGCTTTGTACCTGCGTCTAGGTAGAGATCACCACCATCGCTGTTGGTGTCTTCACCTATACCTGCTTTTACCACTACATCTCCTGCAGCAAATCCTGTACCTTGAGCATTTGCTCCTTGTATTGTAAGCGTAGTACCAGTACCTGTTGTTGTTGGGGTTGCCTTTATCTCAGTGCTTACTGTTCCTGTGCTATTACCAAGGTGTATGCTGCTATCAACATTCAGTCTACCTGTGCTGTAGAATGTGCCGGAACCAATGTATACCTTATCGTTGGTGTTGTGGAATCTAAGACCCTGATTGGCTGTACCGCTACCACTTATGTAGTTGGTGGCCATGATGATGTCTGCCCCACTCATAGTCAAGTCTGAGGTGAATGTACCACCAGTGAATGACTGATCAATCCATTCTAGTCCAGATGCTGTACTGCTGTTTGCTGACAAGACCTTACCATTTGTTCCTGCTGATAGTGCTACTGGAGCAGCTGAAGCTTGACCTACCATCAAAGAACCTTTTGTATTGAAAGTAAGCTTTGATATAGTATCTGTTGCAGAGAAGTGCAGAATATCACCTGCAATCCCTCTATCAAGTCCTGTACCCCCATTTGCTACACCAAGTATTCCTGTGAAGTCTGTACCTGCATTAGCAAGACTCAGTGGGTTACTACCACCTACCTCAGACAGAAACTTAGATGTTGTATTGTCAGCGCTGCTGAGTCCTATCTTATTGATGTTCAGAGCTATAACAAGGTTACGCTTGTTAGGATCTGCCGTGCTCGTATCTGTTCTCATCTCGAGGGCTGCAACCTGAGATCCAGTTGTGTTGACCTCTGGCATGATGCCCTTGAAGATGAGTGTGGACTTGTTCGTATTTGTTGCGGTACTACCAACTCCGCCCCCAATAAACAAGTCTTGCAGTGTACTACCTTGAGTACCGGTACTTACCGTTCCTGTCTCCTTACCGCTCTGCAGTGCAGGGAATACGTCATTGAGAGCAATCTTGGTAGATTCATTGGTCCCAATATCAGAGATAAGCAAGTACTGTCTGGTAGTTGTATTGCTCTTAGTTGTAGTCCTAAGCTGTCCTATATTTTTTGCCATTTTAGAATATTATTTCTTCCCCGTCGGGGCCAATGATTGACGATCCTCCTAAACCACGAGGTACGTTTTTGGTTATACCAACCTCTATTTTAGGAGCAGTTGGTCTTTCTCCTACTTTAGTATCTGGGGCTACCTCACAAGAATCACAGAATCTTCTGTAGAACTCAAAGAATTTAACCAGGTACTCCTCCTCACCAGTGGCTATACCTAGTGGATCTTTTGTCATAGGCATAGTGTGAGATACAAGCTTCCACCCAGAGTCTTTGTACTTAGGATGTTTACCCTCAGCCTCGACGTCTCTAATAGCTTGGAAGTATGCTCTCTTAGTTTGCCCATAAGTGTTGTAGTAGTATGCTACTATTTCACCTTTTCTGTAGGCGTTAGATCTTGCCCATCTCTTACCTCCGGTCAATGCCCATCTTTCCTTTGCTGTGTACTTGTCGAACTTAGTAGTTGTCTCGTAGTTACAGTTGAACAAGCATGGGAGAGCCGTCTTGTTCATACCTCCCAAAAACAGGTATGATATGAGATCAAGCTTTATGAGGTCTGTGTCATCATAGTTAATTCCAGCCTTCATCTTAAGCAGAAGCTTAGAGCCTGCTGTTCCATGACAACTCATGATGGCATTCTGTACTTCCTCGAATGTAAGTCCTGGTCCCTCTACCAACGGTTCGCATGGAACAGATATTGGGACGAACGTTTCTATTATTGGATCTTCTTCTCCACCATCATCGCCTCCTGGGTCTCCCTCAGGACAGTTACCAAGTACAACACATGGGTCGTTTGGTGGTGGGCATTCTGCTGGGTCATAGCATACCACAGGTGGGTCAGTGTCACAGTCAGGGTTAGTTGGGTCTGGACATGGTGGTGGGGGTGGTGGTGCACAGTCTTCATCAACCTCTGGGTCACAACCACAGTCTTCACCTTCACAGCAGTCAACGCTATTCGGGTTACAGCTGCAGTAGTCACACAACTGGTTGTTGCTGTTTGATGCATCTATGAATGGATCATAGTTACATGCATTAGGATCTGTACATCCCTCACCTTCTGTTGTTGGGTCACATGGATCTACAACACCATCAGCCTTTGTTATGATACCACCTATTATTCTCTCAGCAAACTCTGTTTGACAATCGAAGCATGCTGGGTCTGTAGAGTTATCATCACATCCCGTATTTGGTACACATGAGCCATCATCAATTGTAGCAAACGGATCGTATTCTACATTGTCTGGATCTGTGCAGCCGTACACTTCATCGTTACATCCTGCTGGATTTCCACAGTCTTCCTCACAGGGAGGATCTGCATCAGTAAGTCCTACTACTGATCTAGTTACATTATCGAGGTAGTAGAATGCTTCGTTTGTGCATCCAAGCGTGTTTGCCAAGTCTGACCCAAACAGGTCTGCTTGTGGTGGGAATACAAATACGAAGTACTCACCAGGTGCAAGGTTTTCAAACAAGTATCCATTTCCTGACGCATCAGCTACGGTCTCATCATAGCTTCTGTTGACGAAGTCTGTGGCTACGCCTCCTGCTACAGGAACATCTATAATCTGCTTCTTAGATACAGATATTGGGGTGTTGGACCCAACAATTGGTATTGTACCACCATTAGTTGCAAAGTCTACATCTACGGCCTGGTTCAATATCATGAACACCAAGTCTGACTCACTCTGGATACCAGGCATCCCGATTATATTCGCAGGTGCAATAGCAATCTGTGCTTCTGTTGTACCTACGAACTCAGGGAAGTCTGCTGTATCTGTAGTGACCTTAACGGTCATCGTACCATTAGCGTTTACAACTGGGTAGCTGTTTGTTATTTCAACCCCTAGAACTGTCTCTGTTATAGTTGCGCAAGTTACCGTTGCATTTGTAGTCGTAGGCTCAATCAAGCTATACCCACCTACATCTGATATAAAGATCTCTTCACAGTCAGAGTATTGACATGTTCCCTCAGCACCTGCGAGAGTAGCATTAGGATCGTAGTTTATAGCTATTGGGTCTGTACAACCTACAATAATCTCACAGTTACCTTCAGGGAAGATGATGTCAGCTCCTACGAGTTCTTGGATACAGAGCGGTCCTGCTGTGTGTCCTTGGTAGATACCACTATCACTTGGTGGGTTAATGAACTCAATGCTGAACTGATAGCTGCTTACGTTATTGAATACGAACGTATGTTGTATTCCATTTGCTGCCACATCTCCTTGTGCCTGACCCTGAGCTGCAGAAGTAAGTATCTCTACTGTTCCATCTGTGTAGGTAACTGTTGGGGTAATTGTGTAGTTCAAGTACTGGCTAACCTCCCCAGTATTCTGATTTTGGAATTCGTAAGTGTTCGTTGTTGGGTTGTATATACCATCAATCTGAACAATTACTACAGTTTCTGAGGGATAGAAGTACTGACCCCCTGACTCAATAAGATCTGGGTCTTCGATACTTGTTACCTCGTTCTCCAAGCACTGGGTTGTGGAGCTTACAAGGCAGTATTCATAAAGTGATGTACAATCCTTCAACTCATTATCTAGTGCAAAGCAAAGCTGTCCACTATCTCCAGGGCCTTGGCTGAATGTATCTACACAGTCCGTACCGTCATGCGCTACTGGGAATGAGTTGACCCCATCAACTTGCCATGGGAATGATGTTGGAGCATTCTGGTTAGTCAGATCTACACACCCGCATCTACCAAGCATAGTATAAGTGTAGAATGCTGGGTAGTTTATATTGTCTGCACACTCCTTGTCAGTTACTATGTACTCTACGACATACAGCGTATCTGTTGTCAAAGTAGCTGTTGTCTGAGCTCCGGAAGGTCCAGATATTCTAAACTTCGCTACGAGGGGTGCCGTGCTGGAGTAAGTTGGGAATTGTGTGCTTAGTGCACCATTGATGGTTGCCAGTGGGATAAATCCTGCTGCCTCCAAGGATGACTGGCTATTTACAGTCGAGTACCCTGGATTACCATTAGAGTCCTCTGCAATAAACTTCAGCTCTTGGGATATAGTGCTTGTACCTGTATTTGCATTGTTATCAGTTATGAATGATATCAATGTGTCAGTAGCTGCATATATTCTTAGCTTGTGGTTAGATACATCAGTTACTACATTTTCAAAGTCTGTTGTAGCATCCCCTTCTCCCACTAATGATCCGTTGACGAATGGGAAGATAACGCTTATATCAAGCTCATGTCCCAGTGTTTGTGTGTTAGAAGCACTAGGCGCACCAGGTCCATACTGTGTAGTAGAGAGTGGTGTAGATGTTCTTGAGACAGGTACACCTGTTCTTCTCAACGCATAGTAGTAGTCTGGTGCATAGGCTGGGAAGTCACTACCAAGTTGGTTAAAGTAGACCTCACCAGAAAGTCCTCCTGTAACAGTTCCCAGCACCCCATTAAAGTCTCCTAAGCTAAATGTAGCATTGTAGTTATATCCTGCGAGGATTCCAAAGAAGTTCTCGTAGTTGCCTGTGTTCCCTGCAATTACATTGGTTATTGCAGTTGTATCAATAGGCCTAGTCCCATCACTTCCGCTCAGTATGTTGAGTCTAGTCGTGCAGTATGTGCATGACCCATCATCGGTGTTTGCTGCAGCATCGTAGTTATCTGCCAGTGGGTCTGTACACCCAAATACTGAGTCGATACAAGTACCGTCATCTTGAATTGCATTCGGGTTGTAGTTAACAGCGTTTGGATCAGTACATCCGCTCAGCTCCCTAAATGTCCCGTATGTGACAAAGTCAAATATTCTCTTACCCTCTGATGCATAGGTAGCATTCTTTGGGGATACTATTATCCTGCTGGATCTGTATGGTATGTAGCTATTACCGCTGTCCTCTATTCCATCCAATCCAGTGTGTGACTCAGTAATAAACTTAGAGATCTTAGCTCCTCCTGTAATAGCAGGACTCGAAGCAGCTCCTTCTCCTGTATCCTTGTGGTTGAAGAAGTTTGATCTGAATGCATCTAGAGTAATGTCTGATGGATTCAATGATGCGCCTACATCAGTCGTTGCTTGTGTGACAAATGGGTAGTCCCCTCCTGGCATCTTTCTCAGATATGGAAGATCTGGGAATACCTGCACAGGTTGAGTCAGACTTGTAACCGTCAGGAAGTTCTCTGTATTTGTAAATATGCCCTTAAGCTCATATACGTTATTGCCTTTGTCGACAATTTCCAATGAGTGTATATCTTCAGCATCTTCTACCGTAATAGGGATAGCGTAGTTGAAGTATGTTGCATCAGATACGTTTGAAGATTGTCCTGCATTACCTGGTATGTATTGTATGTCCCAGATAGATAGTATATCTGCGAGAGCAGTAGGTGCTGCATCACTTCCTGATTTGAAGTTAGCTGATCCTGTACCCGAGCAGTTATTTCTATATCTGATGTTGAACTTAACAGTAATGCCTTTAAACCCAGGCCCAAGTCCATTTCCACCGCCTTCAAATCCACCCTCTAAGTCTGATACTTCTACTGCGCTGCTTATAAACTCCAGGCAATCAGCTACACCAGTAGCATACACACATGGTTCAGCACCACCAGTCGAAGTTGATGGACCTGCCACTCCTGTATAGTATACCAATGCTTCTCTTCCCTCATTGAAGTCAGCTGGGGTATAGTTGAGTGTACTATTCCAGTAGTTCTGGTTGGGAGATTCGGCCACTGGTAGTGGGTCTAGGTAATATCCTGATGGTACTACTGTGTTGCTGATATTGTCCCTTCCCTGCTGCAGAGTTACATCTGTACACTTGCATATAGCATTATCACTAAATGCATGTGCCATGTGCCAAACTTTAGATGCCGTACCAGTAAGGAACGAGTTAAAGTTGTCCTGGTAGTCGTAGTTGTATACGCTAAGACCACCACTGCTTAGTGTAGTGTCTGCGGGTACATGATAGGTTCCATGCTTTTCACCCGTAGAAGGTCCCTTATAGTAATCCCCAGTCTCAGCCATGTACACATCCGATGCGTGTGCTGGAGACATTGAAGATGACAATGAAGCTTCTGGTGCGCTTGGGCTTAGTGTTTTCTGCGTTGTACCGCTCAAGCTGTTTATAAAGTAGACGTCTTGGTACCCTGAGAATGTAAACGATGCTTTTGGTAGTGTTCTGTCTCCTACAGAGGTGCCTACTTGTACATTATTGAAAGGATTACCAAAGAGCAAGTATTGCCAATTAGTATCAGTGCTATTTGCGATGAAGGTAGATCCACCCCCACCATAAACATCCATAACTGGGTGTACGCCTCCTCCCCAAGATTCCTCTACTTTAAACCTATATAGTGGGTGTGTTCCATTCAGTCCCCCAACTGTTTCTGGGGACTCTGTTGCAAGCATTCCTCTAAGCCTTCCTACAATTTGACCTCCGTCACCATCTATATTGTACTCAGGAGCAGCAAGTGCATTTGGGTTGGTGTCTATTGAATACAGCTGGCCCTCCCCAAAGAAAGCGTTAGCTATCAACTCAATACCATTGACTGGCATATTTGCGAACTTAGCAGCTTCTGTTGTTTCAGTAAGAACTGCGTGGAAGTTATCCCTATTTCCTTGTACAAGGAACATGTTCGATAGCCCCTGCGTATCATTAGTATAGACTGTGTCCTCTTGGAACGTAAACAGCGCCCTCTTAGGGTGAAAGTCTCTAATTCCATCAACACCAGAGCTATTCAAGTTTAGGCATGCAACGTTATTGCTTACCTGCTCTACGCCACCACCTCCGTTAACGTGAGTCACCATGTAGTCCTGCGCATTTGTAAGTGCGAGGAACGCTGCAGTATCTACTACTGCTGTGCTAACTCCGTTCTTTGGGACAAGAGTTACTCTTGCGCATGTTACAATTGGTAGTCCCCCACCTACAGACAATACTTGCTGGAAGTAGGATGTTTTAAGATCCTTCAGCGTTGTTGCTACTGTAGTGGCTTCACCTCCTGGGTATGGGCTTATACTTGGGGATGAGAAGAATCCCCTGTTATGCTGTGGGTCTAGAAGCTGTTCTGCAACACTATTTTTTTCAGCAGGTGTTCCGTAACCAGCCAGTATATCTTGTACGTGTGAAATTCTTCTAGGGGCGTACATTGAGCTACCCCATATGTTGGGGGACTTTCCTGCTTGCACATCATATCCTAATGATACAGCTCTGGACTGTCCACCACTTGTGTCTTGTGGCAAACTTCCAAATGCCCATCCCAATGTTGGTCCCTTACCGTGCCCATAGTCTACATTTCCTTCGGTATCAGGCCAAGCGTTGTATGGGTGTGCAGTATTGCTGTTTAGGTTAGCTGAGAAGAAGTTTATAGTTCCATACTTTCTCCCCCAGCTCAAGTTACTTATATCTCCATAGACTGCACCGTTATTAGTTGGGGCATCAACTCTATCCATTTCAAAGAACTGGCCCAAGTTAATCCTACTGCTCTTTCCGAAATCGAGCTCGTTTACTCTAGCTGTAGCATCTCCATTAATGAAGGGATCGGATGTACCTGATATCCAAGAGAATCCTGCTGTACCTCTATCAGTGCCACTCCCAAATGGTGTGCTTCCATAGTTGTAAGCATCGTCTATAAGTCTATACGCTGGGAGAGCATATGGATTCGCAGTTGTACCAGTACCACATGCTGCTATGTCTGGGTTTTGTTCGGATGCAGTAGGTGTACCATACCTCATAAACGAGTACAGAACATACGGAATAGCGAGTCCTTGATATCCAGCGTTACCTCTTACCTGAGGGCTAAATTCCATCCAGTTGTTACGTCCAGGAGGCAGTGTTCCTATCTGCAGCTGATTCATAGCCGTATCATCATTCAGTGTGATGATAGGCATACGCTTAATTTCCATAACGACAGGTACTGATGACCCGTCTACAAAGTCTACTTGAATACTAGCTCTTACAACCCCTCTAATGCTTGAAGATACTGTGGCGGCTTCTTTTGAGAAACCTAGAGTTCCAAGGAGAATGTCTCTGTGTATAAATAGGTAGATCTCTTTGTCGCCACCATTTGCTCCGTCATTGACGTAGTTGATGATGGTTACAGGGGCTTTTGATGGGTGATTGTAGAAATTAGTAGTTATAATAGAACCAAAGATTCCGCCACTTCTTACATCCTCCTTGTTGTGTCCTTCTACAAGTATGCTCTGAGCGTCTGGAGAAGTAAAGACACCATTACCGTAGCTTGTAGCAAGCAGCTTAACATCTAGGATGTGGTTGAATCTAGTACCGTTGTGCAGAGGTAATTTTCTGTAGAACGATCTAGCCTTTATGATGATGTGCGTATCATCAGAAAAATCATCGATCAGGTCATTGTTCAATGAGTTTTTAATGTCATCATACGCTACTTGGTAGACGCATGCAAACCTAAAATTAGCACTACCTCTTCTCATATTAGCATCCGCATGCGCACACCTCTACACAGAGAGCTCGTGCTTTGTTGTATATATCTACTGCTGAATCTGCGCTCCCTACGCTTGCTTCGTATTCAGCTGAGCTAAGAAGGAGTCTTATTGTCTGAGCTCTCTTCAAGTCTTCTTTGCATCTGTCACACTTACATGTGCAGTTGATTGCGTCGTATACAAGCTTGGCTATGCAGCAGTCTACTTCAGCGCTGCCTACAGTGAGATAGGATCTATCGATGTTTCCTTTCTCGTCTATGACTTGTACTCTTACAATGCCTCTAGCATCAATAGGTACTGTCTTGATGATCTTACCTCTACGTGAAGGTTCGAACACGGCAGACTTCTCCCCATTGCTTAGGTTAGTTGCTACGATCTTGTATCTAGCATTCTTTTTAAGACTGCTTGTAACAACTCTAATTCTGGTGTTAGATGCTAGGTTTCTTATTGGCATAGTTGTAAGGTATTAAAGGGGGACACCCCATGTGCCCCCCATTAAAGGTTTATCAGAATACGTACTCGACCTTAGTAGCAGCTGGGTCAGCTGTTCCATTGTTAAGTACGAGACCAACTTTGTTCTGGCCATTGACCTCATAGATAGTAACACTACCGTACTGAGATCCCTTCACAACGTTGCGGTCTCCGTCAATCTTGTACGTGATTTCGTATCTGTCGTACTCCGTAGAAGCAGACGTAACAAAATCAGTAAAGCTGTCAGGGAAGTACATACGGTTGAAGTTACCGCTGTAAGAGCGACCCTTCAACTCAGCAGCACGTGCTTGCCATGCATTACCAACACCGGGAACAAACTCAGTGACAGCAAAGTCAGTAGCAGTAACTGCAGCATCGTCTGTCAAGTTCTCACCAATAACTTCGAAGGTAACACCAGCGTGACGTGCAGTCAAGACTGCAGTACCTGATCCAGCAGCATTCACGCTGATCAATGCATTCAAAACACTGTGGTTCTGAACTGCAGTTCTAACAGCATCACACGTAGTTGTATCAGTACCAGTTGCAGTGAAGCTAATGTTGATGATCTTGTGGTTAGTGGTGTTGTGTGCACCGAGTGGGAAGTTGAAGTTATTACCTCCCAAATCAGCAAACGCAGCCTCACCATTAACGTAGTTCAAGTAATCAGAAGGGCTAGTTCTAATTACAAACTTGAGCTGAACTTCGTCATTAGCTCCTTCATTGGTTGTATCAGGCGTGTAGGTTACTGCATACTGAGTAGTAGCAACGTAGCCAGCACAAGTGACACGAACAATGTTGCGAGTGTCAATGATTGGGGAAGCAATAGGGTTGCTGCCTCCGTATCCTTGAACAACTTGCAACGATGTCTTCAGCATGAGTGGATTAGCTATCGTTACTGCGTCGTCTGCAGTATCACCGCCTGTGGTGTCGTTATCTACAGTATTGGTAAACAAAGCAGAACCAAACCATGCACCCCCAGTAGAAGCGCTATTGAGATCCCAGAAACCCAACTCTCCTGCGAGATTTGCGTCCGAGAATCTGTCGTCGCCTGCTGTACCAGCCGCAATAAGAGACGCCTGGGTTTTAAAAAATACTTGTCTCATAATTGTTATTTAAGACATTGAACAAAAATTACTCGCTCTCTAGGACTTCCCCAGATTGCGTATTATATCTTGGAGACTCGAAGCCTTCCAAGATGCTTTTAACTGCCATCTCCACAATCTCGTGGTGAGTGTGCTCTGGCAGTTCGCACCCAATACCTTTCCTCTTGTTTATATCCCTAGGTTTACGGATATACTTTATCTGAACGGAATTGGGTACAAAAGATCTTGTCGTATACAAATCTACGAAAGTTTCCTGCACTGTGTATAAGATACCGTCTTCTTTTGTCGAATTAAATGGGTCATCTAAGATAGCGTATATGTCGTCCTGTTGCACGAACTTACAATTCGTTCTTAAGATACCAAGATTGCTTGTATCATAATTTACAGGCAATACGTCCTCAGAGTTTACAAATCTTCTTGTTTGTATGTATGACGTTGTGGGGTCAGAGTTAACTATTGTTCTTAGAGTTACATCTGACCTATCAGCTCTAACCCATGTAATTACAGCGTAAGCCCCATTAACATCTACTGCATCGTCTGCTCCAATAGCCTCTCCTGCGATCTTTACAAATCCTACTTGTGTAGGATCGACTGCTTCTTCCTCGCTTGTATATTCTCTAGAGAGGTAGAACTCATTTGCGTCAGCTGTAGGTGAGTCTGCAGATGCTGTTTCAAAGTATCTGTCAGTGTAGCTGTCATTGTTAGACAAGCTAGGTATAACATCACCAGAGTATACATCTGATAGAAGATCGTCAAATGTCAAACCACCTGTTGCAGATATTACAGCTTCTGGTGCACCGCTAGGCGCTGCCAGTTCTATCTGTTGTATGATGTACCCAGGCTGTGGTGGTGACAAGGGTATTCTTAGATACTGTCTGTAGATACCCCCCTCAACAACTGGGAGGGCCTCTTTCTTACAAGTGAACACTACTTCTGAGAGTAGGTTGATGAGATACATGTAGTCCGTTGGGAACTTGTATCTGTAGATATATACATTGCCGTGATTCCTAGAAGTATAACCGATGCCCATATAGCTACCGGTATACCCCGTGTAATCTTCAACAAGGTTGCGGAGGTCGTCCAACCTCTTCTGAGATTGTTCGAACCCCCGCTTGTACTTGTTGCCCATAGGATTATATCTCTGGTTGATAAACCTGCGTACGGCAAAGTTCAACTCCAGATCTATCTCTTCTGGGAGAAGTGTATCAGCCTGGAACGATGCAATTTTCTGCACGCCCTGGTTGATCGCAATATGCATATCTTCTACTGTCACTGCAATGATTTCAGTTGCGCCCTCATAGCATTTACTGCTCCTGAGTTCTTCTTGTTTTTAAAGTAGATGATTGTCTCAGTGATGTTCTCTCCGACTGTCTCCTCACCATAAATATGCTGATTCCCAATCTTACGAATAACTCCTGCTGCAACCAATTCTTCGATCTCAGCTCTTAGGTCAAGGTTTTTATCGAGAACGATCTTCAAGAACTTATCAGGAGTTTTATCCTTAGCCTCGTACAAACTGTTCTCTACCTCCATCTCAGACAACTTATCAGGGTTGGTGTTACCAAGCACCCTCAGGATTCTTCTCATCTTATCTATATCTGTAGATATCTTGATGAACTCCTTGTCTGCTTCCTTCTTCACTTTGATCTTGTTGTTCTGATCTATGAGGTCCTTATTAGGATCATAGATGTAGAATCTATGGTGTGAGTCCATAGTTTCTTTTTTGTCAGCTACGTGTCTATGCTTCTGGCACCACTTATAGGTTATCCAGTCCAGTATATTCACAGGTGTGCCATCATCCTCTGTTGTGATATCGAGCTCCTTGCCTTCGAATGGAACCTTTACTGCCATGTTGGCCCAAAAGGTTTTTTCTGCTGCGGGGAACTCTGGATGACTGTGTGGCAATCCAAGAATCTCTGGTAGGTATTTCTTTGCTTGTTCGGAGTCCAGTCCTTTAAGTGGTTGTCTACCTACATACATAGAGCCGAGTGTGACTCTTGCGCCAGCTCTTATCTCCTTGGGGAGAAAGCCCTGGACTTCTTTGCGTCTGATTATAACTTTTCTCATGTTCTTTTAAGTTGAAAGAATAAACTGTTTTTAGGATGGTTGCAAATGGGGGGAGCCCCTCTCAGAGTCCCCCCTTGCAAACCAAACACAAATTACGATGCAGTACAAGTCATATCGAGCGAAGTATCGAATCTGCGGAGCAGGATACCAGCCGTCTTCAACATATGTACAGAAGCACCGTCTATATCGCTAGCGCGGGTATCGGTTTCAGTGAAGCCCTTAGGCACAACTGAACCAGCGACACACCAACGCAACATTTCACGACCCTTCTTATTGATCATCTGGAGGTTGTTTTCTCCATCGTAAGAAGATTGGTCGACGAACGTCATTCTGTAAGACTCGAGTGGCAAACCAGTTTCTGGGTGCTTCTTAGAAGCTTGAGCAACTGGACCATGGTCGAACAATGGAACCTTGACAACGTTCACACGGTGACCATCAATGTGGTCGTATGACGTGAAGTAACCGGTGATTCCGAGGTTACGACCGCTACCCGTGATAAACTTAGACTCCGTTGTTCTGAGGTAAGCGTTATTACTACCAGTGCTAACACCAGTACCACTAACACCATTAGCGTAGTAGCTGCGCAGAGCCTTATCGAACTCACGTGCACCACCAATACCTGTGAACAAAGTGACTTGCTTATCCGTAGCATCAGTCATGCCGTAGAACAAATCACCAATGGTGTCCTCGATTTTCTTTTGAGTCAACGTAGAGTACGTGTCCTTGTTGATGATCTGCTCGAACAAGCCAGGACCAGAAACAACTGGTTGACCATTCTCGTCAGTCATCTGCGTACGACCAGTATCGTCGTGCGTACGCTGACCGTACCAGTAGTACATCTCACACTCTTCCTTAAACTTGAGCATGTGACGGTACTCTTCGTAGTCCATCCACAACTTAGTGGTAGAACCCTCTTTCATTGGGAGGTTGAATTCCGCAACGTAGTCCTTAGCGTTACCAGAGAACTGGTAAGACTTACGTACGGTACCGATCTTAGAACGGACCAAACCTGGTGCCGTCCAGTTAGATGCGTTACCGCGTGAGAAGTCAAGTCCTACGTTAGCGAACAACATACCCCAGAGTGATCCCTCATCAAGGTCTTCACCTGAAGCAGCGCTCAATCCAGTAGCACCGGGCTTAACGAGTTGCAAAGTGTACTCGTATCCGTCAGCGACAGGGATTGGGTCAGCCATGATACGCGCAAGTTCACCTGATTGTGAGACGAGCGTGTATGGGAAGATGAACCACTTGTCTGGGAAGACAACTTTAAAGGTTGAACCGTTTGCACCAATGAGGGTGTCATTAGCGCTAGAGTTAACACGAACAACGGGACGAACATTCACATCGTGAGTCTTCACCCGGTACTCGTACTCGTAACGGTTAATAGATCTGGTATTACCAACACCTTCGGTCAGGAACGAGAGAGGAAACTTCTTCTCTTCGCGGCCTGCGAGGTGGGTAATGATTGGAGACAGCTCTTCGGGCTTCTCCATCAACGCATTAACCAACGAATTGCTGTCGGTCATTTGCGAGTCATTGTAGTACGTTTTCAGTACTTGCATCAAAGCCATGATTGTTTATTTTAAAAGTTAATGCTTAACCAAGAAGCGCGTTTATGTCCAGCTGATCTGGATCAAATGCCTGTTGCTTTCTGCGTTGTGCACCCTTAGCGCTTCTTACTCTCTCTTCGTTCGAAATAATTCTCTCTCTGAGATTGCGTGCACTCTGCGTTCTAGCCTTTGTATTGATAATGCCCTCAAGATCAAATCCGCTGTACAGCAGATAATCCATTGCGAGCTTAATGTCCATATCTGACTCAGCGTAGTCAAGATCTCGTTGCGTTTGCCCCGCATCATTGACTGGCGCTGAGATGTATTCAAAGAAGTTAGCCTTCTCAACATCAGGGATGGTTACACCCCCGAAGCTGTTCCCGCCTTCGATAACGTCTGCGACTCCTTCCCAAAACTCTTCTTGCTCTGCTTGGAACTGAGCATACTCTTGTTGCTGCTGTTCAAACATCTGCTGTCGTTGTTGCTGCTGCAAGCTTGCCAACTCCTGTTGTGCAATTTGTGCCTTGTTGTAGAGCTTACCAGTGTCTTCGTAGTCGTTGAGCATTTCCTCAATGAACTCCTCTGGATGGCCCTTCGTTTCAAAGTACTGTGCAAGCAGAGCTTTTTGAACTCCTATGTCTCCTTCTTCTACTCGAAGGTTACCATAGTCAAGTTGTGGGTTGTAGGCTTGGAAGAACTGACCAGAGTCACCGCCTGCAAGTACATAGTCAAGGTGTTGCTGTACCTCGGGGAACTGTCTAAACAAATCCTCGATCTGGTCTTCTGCAACTTCTTGAGCCATGTCTTTGACATACTCAGTAAGTCCCTCTACAGTATCATCGTACTCAAACTCCGGCTCGAAGCCCAGTACGTTTGAGATCTGATCGGCGATGCTAGCATCTTCGTCCAGGTCATCTTCTACTGTATACTCGTCGTTGTCGTTATCATAGTCTTCGTCAACGTAATCTTCATGGTCTTCATCCCCATGATCATCGTCATCTTCGTACTCTGCAACGTCCTCGTCGAGTTCGTTATCTACCTCATCATACTCTTCTTCATAAGAATCCTCAACGTCTTGAGGTTCCAGTTGTTCAGCGGCATCGAGCCCTGGAGCTCCGTCCCCGATTACATCATCGAAGCTTATTGCGCTGAAGTCTAATTTGTTGTTTGGATCTGACATGGTGCAAAAATATTTGTTTGTGTTTGTGGTTTGCTTATAAAATTATTTTATACAGTGACTATTATTATATATCACTTGCGTTTTCTAGCCTTCCTTCTACGGTCCTTCAATCTCCTACCAAGCTTAGAGCGTACTTTCCTTCTGGTTACTGCTTTGTAGCCTGAATCAGAGGGCTGCAAGAACTTGTCTTCTTCCCCTCTTGGGTCAAACTCTTGAAGGTTAAGTTCGATATCTTCTTCTGGTGGTGCTGGGGCATTTTTAGGTGCCTGAGTTTTCTTAGCCTCTTCTCTCTGCTGCACTACCTTCTTAGCTTCCTTTCTTTCTTCCTTGACTTTCTTCTTGCTGGAAACCATGGCTCCCTTGTAGTTTGCCTTTATGTTGTCAGGGTACATTCTCTTCATCTTGGTAGTCTGAGTACCATCTACCCAGTTACCGTCTGAATCTTTTTCTCCACCCATATTACCACCGAGAACTTCGTAGTACTTTCTACCGTTTTCATCAACGCCTGTACCTACGATAATGTCAGAGTGTGAGCTGTATCTTTCTCCTCGCTTACTTGCCTTCTTGAAGTCTTGGTAACCCCATCCCTTTGTATCACCTCTTCCTCTGTAGAGGATATCACCTACCTCGTAGTCATCCTCCCACTTAAGCTTTTTGGTCTTGTAGTTGCCCTCACTCTTGTAAGCTTTGTTGATGTAGTCTGCGTGCAGGGGACTGCCTTGGAACTCAGGATCAATCTGCCTAGCAAAGTGGGTTACAGTTGCAGCACTCCATGGTGCATCTACAGAGTTTAGGTCAGGCTCACCTACGTCAGCAAACATCTTATTTATATACATAGCTGCCCTAGGATCACTCTCATTTCGGAACTGGCCTGTTTCGGGGTCCATCATCTCAGTCATGTAGTTGGCTACTGCATAACTCATCGTATCGTTCCTTGCCTCCTCTCTGGCTTTATCTATTGAGCCTTTTCTTTTCCCGGTGAAAAAGTCTCCCATGACTTGTTGACCAGCTCTTACAGCATCCCATTTATTAGCCATAGTTCCAGGCTCTTCTCCAGGAGGTGGTGGGGTGTATCCTTCTAGTGGGTCTGATGAACCTCCTACAGATCTTTTTATTCTCCCAAACTTATTGGTGTATCCGCCTGATTTGAACTTCGGGCCTCTAAATGTACCAGCAGGTACGCTATCCATAGCTTGTACTGTCTTGTCTCCAAGGTCTACGTAGTCTGCAGTTTTAGCTGCAGTAATAGCCGCCTCACCTCCGTGGTGCATAGCATGTGCTGTTTTTGCTACTACCTTTGTCTCGCCTAGTGCTTTTGCGGTCTTTGCTATTGATGCGACACCTGCTGCGTTACCTATAACTGGGATGGCAGCTGCTACGTTAAGACCACCAAGTCCTGCATACTTTGCTGCGTTTGCACCATCTCCTGATAATGCATAGTATCCTGATCTACCAAAACTGATAGCTGCGTTTATCAAGTCAGCTGGTACACTTATTACCTCACCTACACCTGTAGCTGCTGCTGCCAGTGATCCAGCTCCTAGTGCAATCTGTGCTCTGTCCAAGTAGTCTTTTACTGGTGTACCCTCTACAGGCACGCTACTCCAGCTCCCATCTATGTTTTCAGTTGGTGCAAACTCTGGTCTAGCTACTGCTTCTCTTGGCTCACCTTCCTCAGCTCTACGTCTACCGTACTTACCTCTAGCTCTGAGATCACCTGCTGTTACTACACCTTTGAATGACGATATTCCCGGGGCGACTGGTGCACTACCAACCTTACTTCCTACACTCTTAGTTTTAATCGGTGGTCTTGTCCCGATCGTATTGACTGGGTTGTTAGGAGGATTATTTGGGAGGGCCATAGCCTGACCCCCGGGTTCGTTGTAGGGCTTTAGCCCTTTCATTCTTTCTTCTTGGGTGACAGCCAGCTTGAGAGAAGCAGCAGGATCACGGAACAAGTCTACATAACTTCCGTCATATCCTGATGCCTTAGCATTCTCGATAATCTCTCTCCGCTGCTTGTTGTTCATACTCCGTTTGGCTCTGTGTCACCTTCTACATCAAGCGCTCGTTCTTTCAGTGCAATGTCTTGCTGCTTCAGCTCGAAGTCTTTGAGCATCTTCTCGAGGTCAAGCTTAAGCTTGTCCGTCTGATCTCTAGACTCTGCTGCGATGAGCGCCTTCTCTATTTCTACCTGCCTGTCTTTATCTGCTTCAAGTCTCTCCTGCTCAAGCTCCATTTGCTTCTGCTTAGTAGCTTCTTGAGCTTGGATCTGTTGAGTCTTCTGCTGTTCTTCAGCCAGCTTAGCTGCTGCATCTTCAGCCTGCTTAATCTTATCCTTGATACCAGCGAAGTTCTCAGTGTCAAACAAGTCCATGACTGCAGATGCAGGTGTACCGTTCTGAATCATAGACTGAGACAATGCCTTAGCTTGGTCAAGCTTATCCTGATCTCTACCAGAGTCAGAAACAAAGATGCCGTACTCACTCTCCATATGCTCTAGAGACTCAATGTCTATCATCTCTATGCTTTGGTCGGGCATGACGTACATTGCCTTCTTTCCAGTAAGCCAAGCTTCCTTAGAGTAATCCAAAAGGCCTTGGAGTTCTCTCTGCTCAAATCTTGCGAATTTGCGGAAAAGATCTTCAGTAATGTGCGAGGACTGAACGATCGCTTGTTGGGATGCTGCTTTTCCTTCATAGGGTCCGATGCCACCTTGGCGTTGTCTGTTTACACCTGATATCTTCTCCCACTCCTGCATGATAGCCTCAAGCAGTTGCAGATACTGTGAGATAGTCTTGATAGACATATCCAGTACTGACTGGTGTTGTGGTGAGAGTTGGATACCCTCCTTATTGTAATCTACCCAGGCTATGCCTGTACCCTCGACGAAGTACATGAACTTATCCATGTCCCACTTCTTGGGTATCATATTGATATCGAACTGAGCTATGATGTCCTTGCTTCGTGCAATGGCAAGCTCCATACGATACTTGAATATGTTGTAGTTAAGCTGAAAGGGGATGCCAAGCGATACGAGAGAAATGTTGTCGGAGTTGATGTCAGAATACTTCCGCCCATTTATAGGAAGTTTACACACCGACGGGTTATCAAGTGATGTACGTTGATTAGCTATGGGACTGATATTGATGTAGAACCGCCCATCTATCCTGGTTCCTTCCCATACTTCGTTGACCCATTCGTATCTTACTTTGGCACCCCCAGCCCTCGCCTCTGCGGGAAGTCTAAATCCTTCCTCTACCTCTACTTCTTCTGGCTCTCCTGTCAGTGGGTCTGTGTATGTCAGGAAGCCAATACGCTTACGACTCTTCCAGTACACCGTAATGCACTCTACCAGTCTGTTTCTGTAGATGTTCTCGTCGCTGCCCGTAGACTCTGCTCTATACAGCAGGTACGAGTCAGCAGATGCTTTCTGTGGATTCTCAAGCTCTAGCACTTGTTCATCCGTCAGGTATTCTCCGTAGATGTCAATGACTGAAGATGCGTGTGCATACTTACGGATCATTGCCCAATCCCCATCCTCTACGAACTCAAGATCTGGATCTTTGTCGTAGTCTATATCTAGTGGGTTGAGTATCTCGTAGAATGGTTCTTTACGCCGTACACCTTTGTGAGAGTATACCTCTCCGCAGATGAGATAATGGAAGAAGCCCTTCTGGAACTTGTGGTACATCTCCTCATTCTGCATGATGTAGTTGATCGCAGCTTGCCCCTTGATAGCTCTTCTATCTTTGTAGTTGCGCTCAAAATCTTGCATGATTTTGGGGGGCTTCTTTGGATCTGGCTCCTCCCCAGCAAGTGCATCCTGGAATATCTGTGATGCTTGCTGTATCAGCTTCTTGTTCTTCTCTTCCTCTTTGATGGATATAGCGTCAGCGTTCTTTACTGTAACTGTGTAGTTCAGTGGGCGCTTTGCTTTCTCCCCGAGCAAGAGATCGATGATAGGCTTTATGATTGGGTAGTTACGCAGCTTCGATGGGAAGTTGGCACGCGTCTTTCCGTACGGCTTCAAGACATATCTGTAGTCCTGTTCGTCGATGACACCATTGTAGTAGTCGTACAGAGACTTAAGGTAAGTTCTCCGTTCTGTCATCCCGAACTTGGACAGATTGATGAATGCTTCTACACACTCCTCTCTCCACTTCTTATTTTTCTTAGACAGCGGTAACCGCTGCCTGGGTATCTGGGCCTGTCCGTACATCGTTACAAATTTACTTATAGATTTGGTCGAACCAGCTATCTGCAGACCTATCGTTTACTATTTCTGTTACCTCTTTATTATATAACTCTCGCGTGTGATACATACCCACCATAAATGCCATAACTCGGTCAAAGTTACCCCTGTGATTGAACTTGATAAGTTCTTGGAGTAGCGCTGGATCGTAGATTTTATGCAGGTTTAGGGTCACATTACCATCTTCGTCTGTGTGCCTAGGAGTGATCAACCAGTCGCGTATGTAGAGCTCACCTTGTCTCTTACGCTGTTCTGTCATATGCATCCCATATTGACGCCTTACATTTCTGGATCGCAGTTCTCGTTTGTCCAGCATTTCAAATTCCTCCTGTAGCTTATGTAGTTTGCGATATCTTTTCGCGTAAGCAATAAGCTCGCCACGATCGTTCTCGAACCCAATTTTGGCGTTGTAGTAGTCCGCCAGCATAAATAGATTCCTGTTGTATTCATCCTGTGTTTGAGGTCTTCCGACATAGCTAGCTACAATTATATCGTCCGGCTTGGACAGGTTATTAGGTCGTTTGATTACGTATGCAGCCCCAAGCGATTCATTGCTGGTTGACTTGGACTGTGCGTACGGGTCATGGCAGATAAGGTACAAATTATGTGGTACTTCTCCCTCCTTTGTTAGGTATGGGGATTGATATACTACTACTGCTCCCTCAGTCCTATCCCCTTTTCTGTGAGGGAATTTATAAACCGGATGTACTTCGTTAGATGCCCGGAACTGGACTTTTGATTCTTTATCGTAGTAGAGTACCCCCGCTGTCCCTTCTGTCTGTAGGTCATGTGCTTTTACTTTGTTGTACTGCTCCTTCAGAGAGTTAACATCGAATAGGTTTGCTGTAACCTGAAGGGTTGCCTCCTGTGGTGTAAATGGGTGCTCCGCCACATACTGGTCAAGTGCCTTCGGGTCATTGGCCCCCTTCTTCTTTTCACGCTGTAGTTCTTCATGTTCTTTGGCTTGGTCTTTTAGTGAGTTCCCATCTTCGTCGATGAACCCGTCTAGGTTTTGGTAGATTGGGACAAAGTATCCGCACTTAGTTCCCATAGCTCCTGCATCCCATTCGTTGTCGAATGCCATACAGTCGTACGATTCTGGGTGATAGAATAGCTCCTCCATACCGTCAAATCCACTCCCCTCTTCACCACCTGTACCAAATGCTATCATAGTGCCGAGGGTTTTAGAACCTTGGCGCATAGTAGGCATAGCAACCTCCCATGCTTTTAGTAGGCCCCCGAATGAACCTGCTTCCTCGAAGAATATCAGATCACCTGCTTTACCACGGACTTTGTCTGGGTTGTCTTTCAGAGATACCCCAATGATTTGGGACTTCATTCCTAGTTCTACATCTGCCCCGTTTACGTTCTTCTTGTACCCTGACTGCTTGTGCATTTCACGGTCACGTAGTCTTGGTTGTGTCCAGGCTGTATTGTCATCGATAAATGATAGGAAGTCCCATGCTTTGGACAGAAGCCCATCCCCAATCAGGTATTCTTTCTGCGAGGCAAACACATAGTTCTTCGAGTTACGCATTAGGAAATAGTTCCTAGCTAGCATAGCCCCAGCTTTATACGAGAAACCCTTACGCCGTGCTTTTAGCACAACCATGTGCTTATTTGTTTTTCTGCACTCGTCTACCGCAGTGAAGTACTCGTGGTCTCCGTCGTAGAAGGCAGGAAATGTTCTGTCTCTTCGGGCGATCTTTGTACCATCTGCCAGGTATGCGTCTACGACTCGGTCGATAGGGCAGAAATTTAGATAGAAGTAGTGGTATCCTGTAATGTCTAGATATCCCTGTAAGCATCTTTCTCTTTGTTCATCCCAGTACTCATAGTATTCACGCGTGCCTGGGATGGCATCTGTGTAGAAGCCGAAGTCCAGGTAGTGCTGAGCAGCAGGTGAATACTTGACACTGTCTTTAAACATTACTGTGAGTACTTGTTAGTCACTACCCCTCCTCTGTTGGGGTTGTCTTTTTGCTGGTGTCTTTTGACTATTTCTTCTAGCTCTTCAAGTCCGTTCACAACTTTTCCCATATTGGCTAGGTTAGCTATGAGGTCCTTGGCGTGGTAGATTGGTTTCCCATTGTCATCCAGTACGTTAAGGTTGATGGTTGCAAAGTACTTCTCTAGTTTGGTGACTGAGGCCCTAGCAGACTTAAGTAGTTTAACTGCTGATGTCTCTGATAGTTCCTTATATTTATCAATCGCACCTCTAACCTTGGGGGTGAACTTAACCTTTAGATCTTGACTTATTTTGTCCAACCTTTCACTCTCGTCATACACAGCGTACGGGGAGCGGTGATCCGTGTAGAAGTACACAGCCCCCAGCTCTTGGGATTTCAATCCTTTGAATTCGTTGATGGTGAGTGCGTAAGCGCTTGGAACAACTACGTTGTTGCTTACAGTGATCAGGTCTCTCATTAAACGTCAGATGCCATGTGTATGGTAATAACATCGTTCCATGTTACACCAGCACAAGCTGCAGCGGCTGACCCAAACTGATCTTCACCCGCATCTGTTTGTGGTGTACACAGGTATTGTGATGTGTTGCTCCCCTTAATATCAAAGGCCTGCTTTTGCACTGCATTACCAAAGATTATTAGTACATCTACTATCCCCTTTGGGGTGCTGTTGATGTTCGTCATGATGTTCCTGATAACAGTGCCTAAGACAGATGCATCAGTGAACTTTATTTTGACGTAGTCCACATCAACGTCGCTCCCAGCGTCTGCTTGGTTTGCGTTTCTAAGCGGGTCAAAGTGTATAAATAAGCACCCGCCGCAGGTTGCATCCTGTCTGCTAAACCCACGCAGCTTAGATAGTGGGTAGTATACTTGGTCAAAGTTCCTGTCCTGGAACCTAAGAAGTTTCTCCATTGTTTAAGTGTTTTAGTCGGCCTGGGAGTACGTGGAACTTGCCTAGATATGGTAGTCTGATCGGTTCGAATTTCCCTGCCTTGATTATCTCAGATACGTATTTGAACTGGTAGAATACAGCCTCCTCAACTTTGTTCAGTGGGAGGTTGTACTTCGTTGCCAGCTTCTGGATTATCACCTTTGTTGTCATTCTTCTTGAGTTTGATTTTCTTGCCCCCTTCCCCTACTTTGACTGGCTCCCATCTAGGTGGGTCATCTGGGCATTTTGCTGTGGCCCACTTTGCTTTGTGTTCCACTAGACATCCGCACAATCCGCATCTGTCTATTTCTTTCTTAAGGTGTGGGCATGCAGCACATGCATCTACTCTCTTCTTGTATTGGAGCGTGGTTACGTGTGGTGCTCCTGCTTCTGCAAACTGCGCTACTTCTTTAGCGAAGTTCTTCAGCATTTTGAAAGTTGACTTCATCTTACTATCTGTATTTCAGTTGTACTCTCGAGTACAGGGGTTAGTTTGTACCCGTCTGCTGTGCTTAATATAGCACCTTTGTCTTTCAGTCTCTTGACGTAGTTATTCAATGTACTATAGTCCTGTATCCCAAGCTTGTCTGCCACAACCTTCTTGTTCTTTGCAGAGCAGAGATTGGTGGTAGTAGAGTGGTCAACTAAGTGTGATAGTACTAGGAGCTCCTTGTCGGTCAACTCGAAGATCCCATTGAATACCTGCAGGTACTTGTACGTCGTGTCTGCTGCTATCTTAATCTTCATCCTTGAATACTATTTTGGCTCTCCCGTCTTCTATAGTTATTCTACATGTCTGAGATTGCCTGTTAAACTCGTCTAGGTATTCCTGTATGTGTTCACGTGTGCACATGAATGATAGGAATACCTCTAACTCCTTGGCTGCACGAGTCAGCCTAGACTTCCTGTCCTCCACTCTAGTGGATTCGTTTTTCAAGTCTTCGAAGTCTTTCAACGATATAGTAACTGTTCCGTTCATTCTGGGAATATGCCACAGATCTGGAATTCATTGATCATTACGAAGTCGCCCTCGTCTAGATTGATGATGAGTCCTTCTGAGTTGGGGTGAACCATAACGGTATCACCCTCCTTGACCGCTTCACATTTCGGTCCGGCAGCAACTACCTCAAGAATGTTAGTACGTAGGGTGTGTGCAGCAGCATCGCTAAGGAGGATACCTGCTTCGGTTTCGTTCTGCTTCTGATACGGGAGAACGATCCAGTCACGTGTTGGTTGAAACTTTATCTTTGCCATAGTGTTGGTTTTTGACAAAGATATAAAGTTTTACCTTATATACAAACTTATAGTATGTCTTTGAACTTTTCGCTAACCTTGAAGCTTGGACAAGCCTTGGATGCGTATTCGTTGTGACCGTGTATGGTGAGATGTTTGTCCCATACCATGCGTAGTGAGTAGATCAACTCCCTGAGCGCCTCTTCCTGGCAATCATACATTGTGTCTTTGGGGTTCATGTCCTCATCTGCCCCACCAATGTAGCATATCCCAATGGAGTCATCATTGTGGCCTTTGCAGTGTGCCCCCACAACATCAAGCGGGCGTCCACTTTCTATCTCCCCGTTAATCTTGATCACGTAATGGTACCCGATATCCGACCACCCATTTCCGTTCACGTGCCAATCCTTGATTGTTGCTGCATCTATGTCCCTCCCTTCTGGTGTGGCTGAGCAATGTATGATTATTCTGTTTATTTCTCTCATGGATACAAGTATTCCCCCTTGGTTTTCGTGTTTAACGTTGGATTTCCACTCGCCGTGTTTAGCCTACGTGGGGGCATTTCTGTCAGCCTATAGCCTTGTTCCCACCCGAGTTTTATACCAACGCACTTTTTGAAACTACCGGGGACAACGTTCACTGACTATGTTGACAGCTACTGTAACCCGATGTCTAGGCCCCTACTTGGTTACCTCAGGGCCGGTCGCAAAGCGGTTTCGTTACAAATATAATCAATCACAGTTCTTCTGACGTAGTTCATCCACAAGTATTTGCAGATGTTGCACGTCACGCTCTACGTGATTGAGTCTAAGATTCTGCTCAGCATCATCAGGTAGGCTCCCCATTTCTCCTCTAGGCCACTTGATTCTAAACTCTGAGTTGAGCTCTATCTCCTGGTTGTGACGCATCTTGTCTATCTCCAGGTGAGATATCCTTTCCATGATTGTGAAGTATCCCCATACAGCCCCACCAACACCCACAACTATTTGGATCAACCATTTGATGTTAATCCCAAAATTGGTGTTGTCGTCGAGCTTCATTCTACTTTGTTCTTAGCAAGTAGAAGCTTGATCTCTTGTATGTCTTTAAGGAGCTGCTTTACGTCGTCCTTAAACTCTTTGTTGTCTGCCTCCAAGGCGTAGACTCGAGATGATAGTTTGTTGTAGTCAGCTTGGAACTTTATCCAACCCCCAATCAATGATCCCGCTACAACTAAAAATTCAAAATGCGATAGATATTCTTCCATAGTGATAGGTGTGTCACCTACCCTGGCCGCGATATGCTTTCTTGTAGTTCTTAGATTTCTTGTGTACAGAAGTCTTAGTCTTAGCATGTACCCCAGGACGGGAGACGTTTTTACGAATGTAAATGTCGAATGCGGTTTGCTTTGCCATGTGGTAAAGGTAAGTCAAAAAAATTATGTGGCAAAAAAATTTTTGAGAGCGGATACCAACACCATCAGTGACCCCGGCAAGCCATCGGAAATTGAAGTACCCCCCTACTTCGCAAATTAAACTGCCATGGAACCTTTGACAGCACAGATGGCTGACGTCACTATCGTATGGATGTGGGTCATCATCACCACAGCATTCATCGCTTTGGTTGCTCGTGAAGCAAAGAAGCGTCATCATTAATCAGCAGAGCATCGTGCTCTGTTTTTAAAACTCCATCATTGACCTTGACTTTGCATCGAACCTAAATCCAATTGATATGATTGCTGGCATCCTTTATGTCGCAGCTGTTTGGGCTGCATGTTTTGTTGGTGGTACAGTTTACTGTGCTGTTGTTTAACCTACCTAAATCTGTTCGCATGACCTTTGTGCTGTACTGCGGAACACTCGTCACACTTGATGAGTACCGCGCAATGATGAACTAATTCATCGGGGACTTCGGTCCTTGATTAACTCCATCATTGACAGGTGCAAAGCATCGAACTCAAATACCTAAATCATGAGCAACGTAGTGCAAGTCTTGGAGCAGACTCAAAAAGCTACCATCGTCAAGTTCACTGACAATCATGCGTTGGTACGCATCGCAAGTGGTAATGCATTCTCAACCGAGGATACTTACTGTTACGTTAACAAGCAACCATTGGCTGATATGCCTGTGGATGCAGAGTTTGATTTGCCTGCAGGTAAGTTGGTCACTAAGACAAACCAAGAGGGTGATGTCATGACTACTACCACTGGTATTCCGCTGAAATTCTACTCTGCGTAAAGTATTAGGGCTGGCTCTTCGGAGTCAGCTCTACTATTGCAGAATGTGGGACTAACACGTAACACGTGAGTGTGCGTTGCTGGTCTCTCACTGCATTTTTCCCCATGTTTCCCCAACACGTGGTTTGTATCACATCCTAATCTATAACACATGATTGTACTTCGCAGCTACTCACAGGTTGATGACTTCATCAGTCGTCAGCATCAAGGCAATGAGATTATTGACTCGTGTCAACCATCTTACATGGAGTACACTAGAATTGTGACAAAGGAGATACGTAGAGGAGTTGTGCTCATCCTTGAGAAGAGGTTTGAACCAACAGGACTATACAACATACCCAGCGAGTATACATTACTAGCTGTGTATCGACCTAAGAAATAACCACCGCCTTTGGCGTGTGTCATGGTAACACATTATGCGTGGCTCCAGCGTGGGCCAGTGACTATTTGACGAAATAGGAGCAAGGCCAAAAGAGTTGACAGCGTGTTATCATTTTACTTTGAAATCTAAATCTAATCCCATGATTACAATCACAGTTGTTTCCATGCTCTTCAACATCCTGTTGACTGGAGCTCTGTACTTCATTATTCACGGTGATAAGCATGATGCCAAAGACTTGGTCATCATCCAACAATCCGTACGTATTAACGAACTAACTCGTAAGCTCGATGGAATCACCGACTAATGAGATCATCAACCCTGTACTCTACAGATACAGGCAAACCAAACGCGACGTAGTTATCCTCAGAGAATCTCTAATTGAGGAACGTCAGCGTCTTCAAAAACAAGTATCAAAACTTCAAGAGCAAATGGCTGAGATTACCAATGAGCTCTCCAAAACCCAATAGTTATGCCTTATTTAACTTCAATTCTATTCACTTCATTGATGGGGGTGGTTGGTGGCATCTTCGCCACAACAACTATATCCCACAATCCAGTTCCCGTTGACGCTTTCCTCATTGAGGATAACAGCGGTGTGGATTGGTACGCAGAACCTGCTATGTACTACGATTACTTGATTCTCTACAGCGATACTACGGACAACGCAGTCCAGAAGATCGTTGATGTCTACGCTCTTGACGTCGATAAAAGATTGCTCTCCGGAAAGAGAAGCGTGAAATTTTACATTGACGACAACAGCTTTACAGGCTACTACTACAAGCTGACCCTTACAGCTGCTGAGTTTAATCAGTACTTCCCTGAAAAGTAACCAATCCCACAACCCTATCGTCATGAAAACCTTCATTTTGCGCACTCTTGCTGTGGCACTGCTCGCCACCTTCGTTTCTTCATGTTCAACTGCTTCACGGAGCACTAGTTCGTACCATGCTCACGAGTGGAGCTTTCAGAAAAAGCACACAATATGCGCAGCCTATTACTGATAGTCCTCATTGGACTATCCTTCACCTCTTTCTCCCAAGCGTACCATTGCGGTATGTTTGGGATGATTGAGGATGACTATGGCAGAATGTACATAGGTAACTTCAATACTACACTTGATAGTATCAAAGCCACCAATGTTGTAACCTGCGATGTCACCACAGTACCGATAGAGATTATCTCTGTCAACCACCGCCGGAGATATACGTACATACACTTGTACATCAAAGGCAAAGAGTTTGATGACCTACCTTATCGCATCAAGTATCCTACTGGTGCATGGGGTATCATATCAAACGAACCAGGTCACTGGCAATAAATCCTTGGGTCTTAGACTATACAAGGTGGGGTAAACGACTCACCCTTAACACGAGTCGTCACTGGGCCGTCATGTCCTATATACATGTCAGGGAAGAGCAGCATACTACAGGGCTGACGTCAGGTGTAGGCGTGTAGATAGGATACTACCTCTTCCCTTTTCTCATTGTCTCGTAAGGACACTCCTTCACACTACGATAGCTTTATGCTTGACCAGTGGCGAGACTCACGTAATGTTGAATGAAGACTTCATCTAACAATCTAAATACCTATGAAGTATTTGTTTATTCTAATCGGTGCGTTCGCTTTCACGAGCTGCACCAAAGAGGTTATTACGCCTAAGGCCAACACCTCAGAGTACACGCTTATCCAAGAGGGTAAGCAAGATGGACTGAAGTATCGTATCTACGATATGCGTACTGAGTACGGTTCAGTCTATGTAGAAGCGCGTTCACCTCGTGGACACGTAAGTTTCATTGCTCAGGCTAACGCTGACCTCACAGGATATGAGGTAGTACTGCCTGACGACTACATCCCTACGTTCTGTTGGACATGTTGGGGTGACTGCGTCGAAGAGAGTGTTGATGACAACACAGCTCTCGTAGTTACCATGACTCCGTTCTGTCCAGAATGTACGGTTGCGTTTGTAACAGGTATCGCCCTTGGGTGTGCCTCAATTGAACTCGGGCTATGATTGGGTTCGATTTACCAGCAGCTACAATTCTTGTACTGCTCTTTGCAGGTGCATTCATCTATGCAAAGGCAAGAGGTTTCAACCCTCTTGATATCTACGGTAGTATCAAGTTTCACAGGATACTATTGATAATGTTGGTTCTGTACATGGGCTACATTATCGCAACAGGTTGCTAATATGGTGTTGGGGACTACCATCAAGTGTCCCCTTTCTATTCTTTATTTTCTTTTATCATGGCACAAGCCTATGAAAATGCCCTGGCAACGGGCCAAGTTGTCGTTCGTCGTTGGTGGTTCAACACTAACTCTTCTAAAAACCAAGTAACTGTGCAGTTTGCTCAGCAAGTGGAGCGACCGGCTTCATCTGCAGCAGATGCTAACAGTGCTTTGATTGCTCTCGAGCAGGGCACAGAAGGGCTTAGTAACATGACCACGGTAACTGCATTGCGCTCTATTGACGCAGCACGTGCACAAGCATTCTTCGGTTCCACGGAAGGGAACTCTATGGAAGGAGGCACTGTGTACTTTGCCAATGACTTGTACAAGTCACTTGGTGCTACTGCTGATGTAGACCTCGCAATTCAGATCACGGAGAACTTCGAGAAGAATCCTTACTCGAAGACTCAACAGCCAAAATCTAACCCTTCAACAGGTGAGGTTGTGGTTGCGTTGAACCCTGCGACTGGTACACACATGCCTGTGTACCGCCACACTGATCTTATGCTGAGCAAGATTTGCTCTAATAAGTTCATCGCATCTGAATCACAGGAAGCACAGACTGCCGCTCCAGGCCGTCCTGCTATCCTCGCTGGCGAACTCGCTAGCTAAGATGTAGATAACCCGTAGATTTAGGTAGTAACGGGAACCCAGCTTCTTATCGGGTGGAGCATATGGGTTCCCGTTTTTTTACAACACCACGAAAAACCAACACGCTATGGGTAAAATGAAAGAGATCGCTATGATCATACAGGAGGGAGAGACAGACACGCTCGAACTCATGATAACTATGGCCAAGAAACATGGCCGCTCCGGGGTATTCTTCCGGGGTCGTAACCTTACCTTCGAAGAAGCTGACAACATGCTAAACTGCATCTACAATGAGCAAAATAAGATTCGTGGGGACAAACTCTCCACTCAATGATATCCCGACAGCGACGATACAAGAATGCAAGGCTTATTGTGAAAGCAAGACAGTTCTGGGGGTGGACACCGAGACGGAGGGCTTCGACTTCACATGCAAAAAGCTCATCATGTTCCAAATCGGGGACAGAGACAGACAATACGTCATCGACACGCGAGTCGTCGACATCTCCCCGCTCAAAGAAATCCTTGAGTCAAGAGAAATCGTCAAGGTTCTTCACAACGCGAAGTTTGACTACAAGTTCATTAAAAAATGGGCTGGAATTTCGTTGGAGGAAATATACGACACGTTTCTTGCCGAGAGAGTTATCAATTGCGGTAAGCAAGACTATGGATACTCTCTTTCCAGGTGTGTCGAAAGATATATCGGTCACACTCTCGATAAGGAGACGCGGAACAAATTCATCGGACTCAAGGGTCAACCTTTTACCGTCGATCAGATTACGTATGGGGCGAACGATGTGGTTTATCTGCTTGACATACGGGAGAAACAGCTGGTCAAGATTCATTCGCTTGAACTACAGCAAGTCGCACGTCTTGAGAATGCCGTAGTCAAAGTATTTGCTGAGATTGAATACGAAGGCCTTGACATTGACAAGGACAAGTGGACAGTTATGGCAGAGGCTAACGTCAAGTTGGCACACGAACAGGCGATAAAGCTTGATGATATGGTATTGGAACACGATTTGCTACAGCATTACCGTGTCCCAGTACAGGTGGATATGTTTGCACCTATCGAAGAAGTCAGACATACACACATCAACTGGGGTTCCCCCTCGCAGACCCTTGAACTATTTAGAAACCTAATACCTGACCTTGAAGATGTCAATGGAAAGAAGCTCAACAAGTACAGGTACAAACACAAGCTTATCGATGAATATATACGCTATAAAGAAAGAACGAAGCTTGCCAACGCCTATGGTACTAAGTTCTTCAACTACGTCAATAGTGACGGAAAAGTGCACACTAACTTCTCACAGATCCTGGATACTGGACGAGTTTCGTCCTCTAAACCTAACATGCAACAGATTCCGAGCGATAATACCTTTAGAAACTGTTTCGTTACCGAGCCAGGATGGGTTTTCGTCTCTTCGGATTACTCTTCACAGGAACTAAACGTCATTGCCTATGGATCACAAGACCCTGTTTGGCTTGACGCCCTTGAAAAAGGACTGGATCTGCATGGAGTATGCGCCGACCTTGTCTTCGAAGATAAGTGGAGAAACGCGGATGCTGATGAAAAGAAGAAGCTTCGAACGCAGATTAAAGCAATCAATTTCGGACTCGCCTACGGCATGGGACCGTTTAAACTTGCGGATACTCTACAGATATCTAAACAGGAAGCGGAGGTGCTCATAGAGAAATACTTTACAGAGTTCCCTAACATCAGAGATTTTCTACAAAAACTTGGTACATTCGGTACACGGAACGGTTATATCCGTACGTTCAAGCCGTTCAAGCGACGTCGTTGGTTCGACTCGTGGTACCCGAAGATGTGGAATGATAGGTCAAAGATGATGGAACTCGGTAGTATTGAACGTGCTAGCAAGAACACACCTATTCAGGGTAGCTCTGCTGACATGACCAAGCTAGCCCTCATTTACATTTACAAAGAAATACAAGAATCATGGAGTAACAACGTAAAGATTGTCATGACGGTCCACGACCAGATTGATACGATATGCAAACAAGAAGTTGCTGAAGCATGGGCAGTCAAGATGACTGAGCTCATGGAGAAGGCAGCGAAAGTAATTATACCTAACGGTCTATTGAAAGCAGATACTAACATCTCACAGACGTGGGAGAAATAACAAATCAAATGCAACCAGTAAACACGAAGAGCCTGTTTCACAAGCTCACAACTACACTAGATCAACTCGATAGAGATGAGATAGATGTGTACAAAGCAGCAGCTACAGCCAAGCTCGTACAACAATGCGGGAACTTGCTCAACTATGAGCTCAAGCGTGCAGCACTCATGACTAAACCTGAGTTCAAAGCTGAGCATCGTAACCTTGAGAGCAAGAATTTCGATAGTATTGATCAGGAGAAGCCTAAGAAACTATCGTCATGATCAAGCTAGAAGCAGCCAAACAACCACAGTTTAGGAACTTCTTTAAGTCAACTAACCACCTGGAGGTTATGATCTCTATGGGCATCCCACCTGAGATGATAGAAGACATACAACGTGATGAGTTCCACGAGAAGCTCACTGCGTTTATGGAGAACTATGGTATCCCTGAAGAGGAGAGACCCATGGTAGTAGACTTCTATCACAAAGTGTATGCTAACTTCAGAGCTCAACAACCTAACGGTGGTCAGATTAACAGAAGAGACCCTGAGCTTTGGGAGCTACGCAAGAGCTTCCTTAAGAAGTGTGGGGTTGGGGTGAATACACGGCGTAAGTCCTACAACATACCAAAGGTTGTGTGGTACATGAGAGACCACTGCAATTTCTGTTGGTTAGATTTTAACATGGAAGACCTGGATGACGAACCTTTGGCGTATCTTGTGACAAATGCAGCATTGCATGTCGCAAACGAGAAAGCCAGTGAGAGAACATTCGACTACATGTGGGACGAGATGGAGGACAGCACGCTGTACGATGTCTACAAGCGAGTAAAAGAGTTTGAAAAATCAAATGTTGCACTAGCATGAGTAAAGATGTACAGGTAGGAGGCAAGACTATACGTCAGCTTGAAGTCAAGCTATTCGTAACGTCTATGCTGCTACAAGAATTGCTGGACGAAACACAGGGTGAGACACGGTTCAAGCACCAGCTGCGGTTCCATATAAACAGACTGCAGAAGGAGCTTGATAGAGTCCTGAGTGTAAACATGCAAGATGAAAGTCTTAGCACGTTTATTACTCAGGCTGTCGGTGCCTTGGAAGACAGTATAGACAAACTATTGACAGATGAAGATTGAGTTTGACAAGTTGATAGAGTTATCAGGTGCTATGAAAGTCACCACTAATATTAATGGTGGCTTTGCTAAAGCACATTCCTCTAGGGACTTGGCTTCTTATCTACAGATGTACATATCAGGGTACACACTGTCAGAGATAGGTGATTATTATGAAATGACCTATAAATCTGTCTATAGTGCTCTTAGTAGTAATGTGATAGGGGACTGGGAACAAATCAGACCCTTACACAGGACAAATAGAAAACGACTGCAAAACAATGAACCACTCATGACTGTAGGTCAGTATGGTTGCGGGAATGATTTTCTGTAACCAACATGCCTCGGTAGCACAACTGGATAGTGCAACAGCCTTCTAAGCTGTAGGTTGTGGGTTCGAGTCCCGCCCGGGGTACGCGTGTGAGGCGATAGCAGCTCAGACGTGTTTCATTCATTTACAGTAGGGGGGCTGGCTAAACGTAGCTGGCCCTTTTTGCGCCCTTAGCTCAGTGGTTAGAGCAATTGACTCATAATCAATCGGTCGCTGGTTCAAGTCCAGCAGGGCGCACTATGGCACAACCTAAACCTAGTGCCTGGATATACCCAGGCTTACATTACAACACGATGCATCACATAAAGCGTGGTGCACAAATCAATAGGGGTGAATTAGAAATCGTAGCTGCTACCTGCTGCGAGGAGTACGACCTGACTCTCGATGAATTCAAGAGCAGGTTGAAGACTGAAACTCTCTCAGATGCGCGGAAGATATTCTTCTTGCTATGTAGAGAATACTTGTACAAATTTACATGCAAACGACTCGGCATGTATGTGGGTAGGGATCATTCAACGGTGACAGTTGCTGTGCAGCGAGCAAACGAACTGTTGAAAGTAGATCCTTCATTTAGAGTCAAATTCAATAATGTTAAACAAAGGGCGAGACAACGCCTAAGACTAAACGGCTACCAATACAAGGGTAGCGAAAATCTAACTAACGATGGAACGAGAGACCAAAGATTACCTTCTCTCGAGAGTACAAATTGTAGAGAAGGAAGTTCATACGCTGCGACGACAGTTGGTGAACTTAATTGTTAAGTACAATGAACTAAGCTATGAGCAAAAAATGGCAAACAGAAATCGAGTCGGAGATCGGGACACTGTCCCTGAAGATTAACTACTGGCTCGACCTTGGTCAGGCTGGTGACTATCACACAGAGCATATCCCCCCAAGTATTGAGATTGATGACATACAAGTCGAGATCGTAAAGATTGACGACACGTTCATCGATCACATACGAGAGGAGATACTGGAAGAGGAAACCACTTATGACCCAGAAGACTATAGAGACTAAAAGTAAGGAGCAGAGCAATGCCCTCAACGCATGGCATACGGCAGGATATCGCGGCAGCATTATTGCTGGTACTGGTTTTGGGAAAAGCCGGTGTGGTGTGTTGGCTGTTGCTCACGCTCTTACAGATGGTGGTAGAGGAATTGTTCTCGTACCTACGAATCAACTGCAAGATCAATTCGCAGATGAATTCAGAAAGTGGGGAAAAGAACACGTCCTCTCTCGAGTAGAAATACTCTGTTATCAGTCAGCGCATAAACTTCAAGATCAGCACTACGACATCGTAGTCTGTGACGAAGTTCACCTCGGACTATCTCCTGTCTACAGGAGGTTCTTTGAGAGCAACACCTACGATAAGCTGCTATGCATGACTGCGACACCACCAGAGGAACCTGAATACAGGGAACTGTTAGAAAGACTAGCCCCGACTGTCTACACGATCACTCTAGATCAGTGTGTACAGAAGGGGCTGGTTGCTCCTTACAAGATCTTGGAGGTACCTGTAATGCTCACAGATATTGAACAGAAAGCCTACACAGCCCACAACAGAAGCTTCGTACATCAGAAGTATCTGCTTGGGGGGCATGACGCTTTCAATGTGGCGAATGATATACTGCGCGACAGGGCAGGACAATTTGGTCCTGCAGATAAGAAAGCAGCAGCACAATTCTTCAATGCCATTAGAAAGCGTAAGGCAGTTGTTCAACACGCGTCTAACAAACTAGAGATAGCTAAACAGATAGCTGACAGTCACAAGGGTGAGAAGATACTAACCTTCTCTGGTACCAATGACTTCACTAATCAGATGGCTGCAAAGCTTGACGGTATGATTTATCACTCTGGTAAGACGAAGAAACAACGTGAGAAGACTCTTGAGGAATTCAAGAGCACTGACGGTGCAATCCTATGCAGCACTAAGGCCCTCAATCAAGGGTTCGATGTGCCTGATGTAGGCATAGGTATCATTGCCGGGCTAGAAAGCAAGGCACTACCAATGATACAGCGCGTCGGTCGACTAATACGCTTCCGTCCTGGTAAGCAGGGCATTGTCTACATACTATATGTAGCAGGCTCACAGGAACAGAAGTGGATGGAACAAGCTACTAAATCGTTTAAAAATATGTAACAATGAAAAGGAGGACTTACTTCCGACATACTGAAGCCTCTGATGATATGATCATCATGGGTATGGATGAGCGTGGTACTATGACACAGTCACGTGCATCTGTTAAGGTAGCCAAGGCTATAAAGAAAGACCTTGGTAAAACTATATCCCCAAAGGCTGTACTATGTAGATACCATGCTATACGTAGCAGCTTTAAGAGCAAGGATAACTTTGATGGTTACCTAGACCACATCGAAGACTGGGGTAATCTCAGACAGCGTATGGCTAGGCACATGATGGACCCCAAAGTGGATCTCAACATCACTGTGAAAGGCAAGGAAATACACGTAGTGTTTAAATAATTGGTATGATAGTAGAGGTCAACACAAATATTCTCAAAGATCTTGGTATAACTGGGGATGATTTCTTATATTTGTATCTCTTGCATGCCACAAGCCATGAGTTGATCTCAGAGTTAAAGCTAAAGCCAAACCTAGAAGCCTTGCAAACCAAAGGGCTAATTAAGTTGGGGGAGGAGCCGCAAGACCACGTAGTACGTCAAGCATTCCTGGACAGTTTCCAGGATTCGTTCGACAGAATGTGGTCGGAGCTTCTCTCCCACTTTCCCCTTAAGGTGTACAATCAGGGACACATGCGTGTCCTTAGGGCTAAGGATGCTTTCGCTAAGAACAACGAGAAAGCTCTGCGGAAGTACTACAAAGTTGTTGGGACTGATAAGGCGAAGCACGACCACATCGTTCAGTGTTTGAAGAACGAGTTGGAGCTTCGCAAGTCAACCAACACCCTAGGGTATATGCAGATGCTAACTACATGGATGAACAATCATACATGGGAGCAATACGAAGATGTCAATGAACAATCAGCACAACCAGCAGGTCGCATCACACGCAAGCTATGATCTCACAGGCATCAAGGAACTCAAGCATATCTCTCAAGACGTCAACAGATCTGTTGCTGAGGTCAAGACTGCTATGTATGGGAACAGGACTGTCTATCCTACAAGATGGCCAAGACTGAACAAGAACTTGATGGGTGGATTGCAGCCCGGTAAGATGTATGTCATTGCAGGTCGTCCTGGTGTGGGTAAGTCAGCTTTCTCTAACCAGATGATCTTTGATATACTAGACATAAGTAAGGACAAGAATGTTATTGTTCTGTACTGGAGCTTTGAGATGCCAGGGTATCAGCAGATACTGCGTGCAGGTTCAAAGGATACCAAGATGCAGACAGCAGAACTCTTGTCTGTTGAACACAGACTCAGCGATGAGAAGTTCAAAACCTACGAGGGTATGGTACAGAAGTACAAGCAATACCCAATCTTTTTCTGCTCTATACCACAGGATATGGAGCGGGTCAAGAAGATCAATGAGGATGTATTCATCAGGTATCCTGGTACTACAGTCATCAATCTTATTGACCACTCTCGCCTCGTCAGAGGTAATGCAGATACGGAACTGCAGCGATTGAATGTATTGTCTAAGGCATGCATGTGGATGCAAGCTAGAATGACATGCATCACGATACTGCTGTCACAGCTCAATCGTAACATCGAACAGGAGTTCCGTGCCAAACAACAATACCAGCCCCTCTTGACTGACCTATTTGGTGGTGACTCTATCGGTCAGGATGCACACGTAGTTATGATGCTACAGCGTCCTAATGATTTGTATGGGATTACTGACAAGTACTGTGGGGAAGACCCAGTAGGGCTCATGGCTGTACATGTCGAGAAGAACCGTGATGGGCTGCTCGGTATGATACCCTTTGAAACAGATTTATCAACATTTACAATCAATGAGCGAACTAAAACTCCCCACACAGGTGGTTAAAGCAGCACGCAAATCACCTAAGAATATGATTATCTATGGTCCTCCTAAAATTGGGAAGACCACAGCTCTCTCAAAGCTTGAGAACTGTCTCATCATTGACCTTGAGGACGGGTCTGATATGGTGGATGCACTCAAGATCAAGGCAAACTCTCTCGCTGAGCTTGCTGAGATTGGGAAGGCTATTATGAGCGAGGGAAAACCTTACAAGTACATTGCTATCGATACCATCACACAACTGGAAGTGTGGTGTGAGGAGGAAGCAAAGAAGATGTATCAGGCTACGCCCATGGGCAAGAACTTTGATCAGCAGAATAAGGGACTGTCTGTTCTTACTCTGCCTCAGGGTGCTGGTTATCTCTACCTGCGTAAGGCTTTCATGAAGTGGTTCTTCAATCTCTCTAAACTTGCTGACCACGTCATCTTCGTTGGGCACTTGAAAGACAAGTACCTCACTAAGAATGGTAAGGAAGTCAAGGCTAATGATTTGTCCTTGTCTGGTAAGCTACGTGAGATTACCTGTGCCAATGCTGATGCTATCGGTCTTGTGTACAGGGGAGACGAAACCACAAAGATTTCGTTTGACTCTACAAACGACGACACAGCAGGCTCCCGCTGTGAGCATCTACGAGGACTTGATGCTGAACTTGATTGGAGTAAAATTTTCATCGATTAAACTGATTCACATGTCTTTTGACGCACAAGTTGCAGTTACCCCAGAGGTAACACAGGAGGAGACACCACAGGTGTTGACCATCTCGGCGCTCATCAGCCACATCAAAGATGATGGCATGAGTCGTGACGAGATCAGAAAGAAGTACGGTATGACCATTGCTGAGGCGAAGCAGATCTTCTCTCACCCTAAGCTCAAGGGTATCCGTGTAAAGAAACAAAGAGTCATGCGCATTCAGCTTGTTGACGACACTGCAAACACGCAGATGACGTTGCAACAAGGAATTGCACAGGCTGACCCACATAACGACAATCAAGACGAAATCCAAGACTAATGGCTATACAATCTAATTCTTCAGAAGTACAAGTAACAGGGGGTGGTATACCTCTATACACAGGCATCGCCGCTGTGACTGTTGTTGCTGTCAACCCAACCCTAGGTGAGCTCGCATCTGTTGGTGTGAACCTTAGAACTGAACCCACCTACGATGTAGATATGGGTGACAAGACTGGTAAGCTCACGTTCTGGTTGAACAACGATCAGTACAACTTCACTACACGCTTCGACATTCTTGTTGGTAATAAGCACAGAAACGAATCATCAACTGGTAAGTTTCAAATCACCAACAAGTATGGTCAGGTGACATGGGCTACTGACCCAAACTCTGCACCAGATTGGTTCAAGAGTGATGGTGTACGCCGTATGTATCCTGGCGAAGAGACACTGATCAACTTCGTTAAGGCATGGGCTAACATCCCTAACGATGGTGAGTGTGCATTTGATACTATCGATGACATCGTCAACCTCAAGGTCGAAGAGTTGAAGTCTCTGATTACTTCTCTCAAAGACAACAAGCTTCGTGTCCTGCTTGGGGTTAAGGATGATAAGTATCAGTCTGTGTACACACGTCACTTCGGTAGACTGAAGCCAAAGCGTGATGCATTGTTCGTCAAAGCGTTGAACGATTCCTATGGTGAGTTCAATGCAGCGTACAATGAAGATCTGCAACTCCAGCCATACGCTGCGGAGATAATAGCTCCTACAGCTGAGGCTGCTGTACCAACACCAGAACCCAGTACGGATATCTGGAGCTGATAAATAAGGGGGCAGGGCAACCTGTCCCCTATATTTACTCTTGTGATACAGTCAAGGAGGAGCAACGAGATCTTGGATAAGGATACGATACTAAGTAAAGTATCAGAGTATCAGATATTCAAACACTTCTGTTCAAATTTTGAGGATGTAGGCAAACGGTTTAGGAGCGATCTGCGCGAAGACAATAGTCCAACAGTTCATATCATTAACTGGAATCACAGGTTACTATACAAAGACTGGGGCTGTCCAGAGCATAGCTTTGACTGCTTCGAGTACATTAAATACAAATACAACACTAACTTCTATGGAGTACTTATACTCATCGATAGCGCTTTTGGCCTTGGTCTCTCTGCTAGTGTACGTCCTACGCGGACTGTACGGAAGGTGGAAAAAGAAACAAGAGTACAGACGCCGTCGAGAATTTCTGTAAGACTTAGGTCTTGGAACTATCAAGACAAGCTGTATTGGGAACAGTTTGGGATACCTATGGAGATTTTGCGTATCTTTGATGTAAAACCCATTACACATGTCTGGATTAATGAACAACGTTTTTCGTGCAATAGTATCAGTTACCGTTACCGTTTTGACTGCGGTTATAAGATTTATCGTCCGCTTGAAAGAGATTTTAAATGGTTTTCTAACGTGGGTAGCGAATGCCTTCAAGGCTATCGGCAGCTACCTGAACGTGGTAAGACTCTGGTTCTCACAAGCTCCCTCAAGGATATCATGTGCTTGGCGGTGCTTAACTACCCATCCATTGCTCTACAATCAGAAATGCTTGTGCCAAGGGAAAGCACCATCGAAGAAGCGCAAGCGCGTTTCGAAGAAGTGATTGTCCTGTATGACAACGACTTTGATAATCCCCGTAACCCTGGCCAGACTATGGCCGTTAAGATCTGTAAGAAGTATGGCCTTGACAATATTGTCATACCTTCGTATTATAGATCCAAGGACATCTCTGACTTAATCAGGGACCACGGATTAGAAGAAGCAAAGAATGTCATCACGAGGAAGGAGAACAGGCACACGTACATCAAGGAAGAAAGTACGTAACGCTAAGTCTAAGGAAGTAGACGGTATCAAGTTTAGATCTCAGCTTGAAGCTCATTGCTACAGGCAGCTCAGAGACGCAGGTATACAGGCTGACTATGAGAAGAAGAAGTATGTTCTCATGGAAGGCTTTCACTACACTAATGAGTCCTACGAGGACAATGGTAAGACAGGCTATCAGGACAAACAGAAATACAAAGTCCGTGATATTACATACACTCCTGACTTCGTAGACCCCAATGGTAAATGGGTCATCGAGTGTAAAGGCTACGCTAATGAACGCTTCCCCTTGAAGTGGAAGATGTTTAAGAAACTGTTGATGGAGAGTGATGATCCCCCGGTGCTATTCGTACCGAGGAATCAGAAACAGAACATCGAAACAGTTCAAAAGATTCTAGAACTAATGGCTCCTACAGTTTTGTAGGGGCCTTTTTATTGCAAACCACATGAGCATTAAGACAATTGGTACAGCCGTGGAGTCTAACTCCACAGGTGTACAGAAGCGGATCAACAAGTCCGCAGAGAAACTTGTCTTCGATGTTCTTCAGTCTACACAATACTCTACCCCGATACCTTCAACCGTACGTGAGCTGGTGACCAACGCCTGCGATTCACAACGTGAGAAAGAGATCGCGTTGGAGATACTGTCAGGCAAGAAGAAGGTCGAAGACTATTACATCACACGCAATGATGAGCAGTATATTGATTCAAACTTCACACCAGAGTACTATGATTTTCAGTATCTTTGTGCAGATAACAACAGAGTTATCGTTACATACAAAGAAAATGGAGGCACTGGCTTTTGTGATGTTTTTAGTGTTACTGACTACGGCGTGGGTATCGGCGCGTCGAGACTCGAAGGGTATCTCGAACTGGGATTCTCAACAAAAAGAAACACAGCAGAAAACTTCGGGGCGTTTGGTCTCGGAGCCAAAGTCCCGCTCTCGACAGGCGTCGACTTCTACACGGTAGAGACTGCACACAATGGCAAGCTGTTCAAGATGAACTGCTTTGCTTACAAAACGGACTTCCTTATTGGTAAGTTCCAGGCCGATGGTCACATTACTTTCAGTGATGGGACTCAGGTTAACTATATAAAAACAAATTCCAAGAACTTCACGAAGATATCGTTCGGTGTCAAGCGACACAACCGTACGAAGTTTATTGATGCAGTACAGGATCAACTGAACTACATCGATAACGTCGACATGAAGTACATCTACGAAGATGGTCATGAGATGGATAGGAGTGTAAGGAGTGATGTCCTCTACAACTCTGACAATCTTATCGTCTCAGACACTTGGGCATGGCGTAAGCCTCACATTGTCATGGTTAAATCCCCAGGAGCCACTACGGGTATTAACTATGGATATGTGGACTTCCGTGAGCTCGAGATGGAGAGCCTATGGGGTGCAGTGGGTATTAAATGCCCAGCACGTCAGGCCTACCTAGATGAGGATGGTAACGAGGTCGTAATCCAGGACGGCGTCGAAGTCACCCCATCACGTGAGAAGGTGATTTGGAATGAACACACAAAGAATTACATCCAAGGTGCGATTGAGAGAGCAGCTCAAGACGCAGCAGATGTGATTACCGAACAACTCGACGAAACAGACTTTCTCACATGGGTGAAGAAGTGCAGTGAGGTGATCTACAAGAACACCGGTAATGATACTGTGCTACGTCAGCTAGGTGAGTTAATAGATAAAGAGAACATTCGACCACGCTTTCCTGGTACGAACATAACCTTTGCATCCCCTGCAGGTATACTCAAGGGATTCAAGGTGCGTAACGTATCTAGGACTTGGAAGAATGGTAAACATCAAATTGTTAGAGAAGATGTAGGATGGGGCCAAGTTAATTGGAACAACCTGTACTTCGTCAAAGGGAATCCTTCAGCGCGTAAGGACCTGTACCTTATGCAGAACGAGACCCTTACTCTCATTACAGAACATCAGATGACTAACCTGATGAATGACGATAAGGTGCAAATGAAGATTGACTCCATCAATCTACACAGGGCATCTAATTGGGAACTCATCAAGGACTGTCCGCTCTTGAAGTTCGACTATGACGAGATAGAAGTACCGGCTGATTTCAATGAGGCCTTAGACACAAAGCAAGAACAAGAAGAGCTGAAGAACAGATACCGTTTCATGACACCAGAAGAAAGACGTAGCTTGACTAACGAGGTCGTCCTTTACACCTTACGACGTCCGTACGCTGGTGATGAGAAATGGTGTCACCGGATTTCAGACTGGACATGGGACAAAGTAGAAGCACCGCTGCAGTTGATTCAAGACACTGACATAGAAACGTACTATGGTACCAGTGAAGATGAAGCTATGCTGCAACTGGCTGCTACAATCTGTGCCCCTACAGTTCCTGCTTGGACTGACGTGTATCCTAAGCTTTCACATTACCACCCGTTCTCAAACACGGATACTCAAATGGCTAACCAGAACCCTGTGTTTACAGAGTTTAGGCCACATAGACTCCGCAATGATTACAATGGTAACTGGATGAAGGAGACAGATGAAGAACCCTCTAAGGTCACAGACATACAGCTGTTCAAAGTATCAGCTGCACTGTCCAAGAAGATGGTGGGGACTAACATCAAGCACATCAGTGAGTTCTTCTCTACTACACATGAAAACAAATGGAGTATGCACAGTAAAGTTCGAGAGTGGGTTACAGGATGTTTGACGCCTCATGTACCCAACTGGTTTGAAAAGTTGAAAGAAGTCGATCCTAAGTACAAAGATGTATTGGATAAGCTTCAGCCGTACGACAGGTACCGCTACCACAGTAGATACTGGGATCACAGCGATGGTGAGTTCAAAGAGGTTATCGATCTGATGAAGAAGATGCACGAGATGCAGGTCTTCATACTAGATGGCCACGATGAACAAGCTATTGCCCAGAAGTCTATGGAGCTGTTTAAGGTAGCGGATGCAGATTGTACGATTGCTGAGGATGATATCCACATACTCGGTGAGTACTTGAAAGAGTTCCTTGAGCCACTATATCCACTCTTCGAACGCATCAACTTCCCTTATCGCAGTGAAGACGATGATAAGTTCTGGAAGGAGATTCGTGCGTATCTTGAGCTAAAAGACAGACACGAATTCAACCCACCACTATGATATCTATTAATGTAATAGGTGACATGATATCCGGTAGCTACGGCAACACCCCGTTCTCTCGTACATACGAGAAGGATATCTATAAGCAGATGGTCAAGCTCGCTACTGATGCTGACCAGGCTGAGACGGTTGAAGAATACAATGGGATACTCGCTGAGTTCTCGTTGTTGACTACAGAGGACCTCAAGACTAGACGTCACATTGCAGACATTGCAGGTGATATCTACATATCTAGAGATGCCGCTGGTAGATATTTCATGGAGCTGAGTGACGGGTATCTCCTCGATACCCCGATGCCACAGTCTCTGGTTGATAGAATCCTTGACTCCTTTGATACAGGAGCGGATACTACACCATTGGCTAAGCTCTGGTTGAGATGGCTACGTAATCCTATACTTCGCAGGAAGAAGAGGAAGGGTAAAGGTGATGAGTTCACCAAGCGCTTCTTTGATTTTATCGACATGAAGTACGTGCACCCACGACTCAAGACTGAGTACATGGAGGAGCACGGACTGAGTGAAGAGCTCGCTGAGAAACGAGCAACCATGTATCAAGTTAAGATCACCAAGGAAGGTCTTGTCAATGCATTCAAGGTTTCGAGAGAAGTCTTGACTAAGTATGACACTGAGACCGGGGAAGAGATTCCTCGTTACACTCGTACCTTCAACCCTGACACAGGTGAGATCGACAGTGATGGACTCCCAGAGTTTGTGGAGGACAGACTGTTCGAACCAGCTGTATGGAGGGGTGGTGATAAGTTCTACTGCGAAGGTGCTAACGGGTATGACAGCCCACAGTACTTCATCAAGGTTGGTTGTGTACACAGACTCCCATCATGGGATATGGTAGACACTGACGATGATAGAAGCTGTGTCCCTGGACTGCACGTTGGTGGCCTGAAGTACATTGCTTGGTACACTGGTGAGATTCATAATGTCTTCGTAGACCCTATGCACGTTGGTGCTGTCCCTAACTCAGTGGACGGTGCTATTCGTTGTCTTCAATACTTCGTACACTCCAGCCTTGTTGGGGTGAACGGTAGCATGTATCATTCTTCAAAGTATGCCCAGCTCACTGATGAGCAGTGGGAGGAAATGAAGGACAAGATTATTGAGAAGTTCAACAAGCGTTCAGACAAGGTCGGTGAGATAAAGATGCTGTAATATGAGCAGTATCGAGAGACTACCCAGAGACGGAAACATCTGTCTGATAGATGCAGATTCTCTCATATACTATGAGATGCACAAGCCAACTCTTGAGGAGGCTTTGTATGGGATAGACGAGAGAGTCACACATATGCTTAGTGCTTGCAACACTTCGCAGTATGTTGGCTTTCTTACTGAGAAGAACTGCTTTAGGTACGGGGTTACTCCTGATTACAAAGGTAATCGTAAGGGTAGGCCCAAGCCTATTGTGTTTAGTGCCATACGTGAGTACATGGTTCAGAAGTACAACTTCTGGGGTGTACCCGGCTTTGAGGCAGACGACCTAGTGAGCTACTATTCGTATACGGATAAGCGCTCTACTATTATCTGTTCACCAGATAAGGACGTCTTGTATCAATGCGTAGGCATGCACTACAACTATCAGAAGGATGAGTTCCTTCATACTACCCCAGATGAGGCACTGAAGTTCCTATGGAAGCAGGTGCTGATGGGTGATAGTACTGACAACATCCAAGGCATTCCTGGTGTCGGCGAAAAGACTTCTGACAACTGGTTGAAGAACCGGAAGAATGACTTCGAGGGCTTTGCTCTTAAGAAGTATGTAGAGAAGTTCGGCATGGTGGATGGCATCATGAAGTTCCACGAAACATTTAGACTGGTGTACTTGCTTAAGACACCTGAAGATGTAGAACGTGAGACAGAATTGTTGCTTCCTTCGCTAGAAGTTGATACCTTACAGAAAGAGGAAGAGCTATGGTAAAATGTCAGGACATACAATTCACCCCTGTAAGTGGGAGAACTGTACGTTTGACTGGGGATCTCTCTAAGTGTGACATAGAGGAGATTCATGGGGTGATAACATCTATCACCTGCAAGTTCCCTGAGTGTGATTACACAATCAAACTGGGTGAGACTATACGGCCTCGTGCTAAGTCTCCCTATCGCGTGAATGTAATCAGAGCTCACACGGAGCTAGGTAAAGTAAAGTTCTATGACCTGACGGTCGCTAGGCTAACGGACAGCAGCATCTTTGTTCTGCCCTTGATGGGTATGAACAGAGATCTGATGTTGTGGGATTCACTGTTCGTCAATGCCTTTATAGCTACAGATGTGGACGATGATTGTATCGCCCTGCTGTACAGATTCTCAGGCGAGTCTACCTTTACCAAGTTTGAATCAGCTCTATGCTCGTTCAGAAATTTTAGACGTCGTGAGGACCCAGATCCTTATCACGTTCTGTTTGTGTTCGATGTTCCTGAAGATGCTAAGCGGTCATACCAAGCATACAAAGAAGGAAAATACTCAATGATAGACGACATATGGAAACTAAGAATACTAGAATTTCATGACTTCGACATCGATGGACACACTGGGAAGATTCTCTTTCAGGCTCCCAGTCTAAGAGATCAACTTGAGGAAGAGCTAGATGTGAAGCTACCTGCTGATGCAGAGCTACACAGCATGCCCAACCTTGACATTGAGATCTTTGACAGAGAGTACTATGCTCCCAGAAATAAGGTAATATGAACGACAAGATTAAAGAACAGCTTGGGGACTGGTGGCCGGTCCTCAAGCCAATCTTTGACAGCCAGAGATTCATGGCTCTGCGTGAAGCTCTTAAGACTGAATATGCTAA